CCCCTCCCTGATTCCCATTATTTCCAATTAAGGTTTTCCATTTCCTTTTCATCGAATGTATAACCCATCTTTTCCATCTTCTTGACGGCTGCCCTCTTGGCATTCTTCAAACTACGATAGTTATTATTTAATGCGAACCAGAACTCGCCACCTTCAAGAACAAATACCATGACATCATCCTCACGTCCTCCGTTCGGCATAAATACAACACTCTTTTCTTTGCTGTTGTTGCAATTGATTGAAATTCTTGTAGCCATTGTTTTCTTGCAGAATTTATCGTGTTGCCCCCACGTCTGAAATTGTTTGATGGTGCAAATTTATAAAGATTTTCCGAATGACACAAGGATATTCCGTATATTTTTAAACTTTTTAAATGGTTTCCGACACTTTTAAATTATTTTAAAACGTTTGCCCGTATTTTAAAACATTCCCCATATTTTACATAAAAAACGTGCCCGTCGATCCTCGCGGACAGACGGACACAGAAAAGACTGAATGGGTTCAGAATAATCTATTTCTTTGCTTGTTTGTACTCCTCAATGACACGCCAGTAGGCCATCATGCACAGGTTCTTGATGTACTCACGCTCGGCAGCACTAAAACCTTTCAGCGTCTTACATACGATATGTTTGTATATATCCCTGATGTTCTCCGCATCGAAGATACCTTTTTCCCGTAACGATGCTATCGGTGCCCTCTGCAACCGTAGGCCAGACGCAAACGCCTGCCTCGCCATCTTGTCATGGTGCTGCGTCTCAATCTCTATCTGCCGTATCAACTCCCGTTCGAAGGGCTCACTATCCAATAACTGCTCGATGGTCATCTCACGGAGGTTAATCTGCTCATGCTCCACCACGATCTGCGTCTCACTCTCGCCTCTTGCGTTTCTTATCTTATCCAAGAACTTCATACTGCTATCATTTTATTGGTTATCATATTCTTTCTTTATCTCCGGGTTCACGTCGAGCGCATCCTTCGCCGCCTCGTTGAGGAAGTCAGCACTCTGGTAGCGGGTCAGGATCACCTGTATGCCGAGGGCGCAGTTCGGATCGTCCCTGAGGTTCACGTTCGGCATCACCATCTTACCCGTCAACTCTCCAACTGCTCTCCAATTACTCTCCACAGCCGACAGTCTGCCACCACGGAACGTCCTCGCTATGCGTATCATCGTCTGACGCTGGAACTGGCTCGCCATCGTGTCGTACATCAACGTCGAAAGCGTCACCATCGCCAGCGCCGTCTGAATCTTAGCCAGCGCGATGCTATCCTTACACCTGTACTCATCTATCTTGTTCTTGATGGAGTAATACAGCTTGTCGACATCGGGCTGCAGGCGGTCAGCTGCACGGGCTACAAGGTCAGCCCACAGGAAATAACGGTTGTCATCCATATCCTGGAAATGCCGTCTCACTGCCTTGTCGTAGGCCTCATACTCAGCGAGTGCCCTCATGGCCTTCACCTTCACCTGCTGCCTGAGCATACCACACTCACGCATCGCCTCCACGGCATCATCCATCGCTATATAGGCCGTCTGGTTCGCCGTGCCTATCATCGGCCAGAACTTCTGCGCCATCTTCTCTATGACCGCATCGGCCTTCTCATGCTCGGCGATGGCGATACCCATACGCAGAGCCTCTACTGATTGTTGTGTATTAATCTTCATACTTTCCTCCTTTTAATTTTTCTGCTAATTCCTTCCCTTTATCCGTCAACATGAAAACAGTTTCAGGGTTGCATAATTCCTCCGCCTTGTTTATAAGCTCCACCAAGGCATCCAGCTTTCCATCAATGCAGAACACATCCTCATCAATGTCCTCACAGATACAATGAAGCCCAGCCTTGCTCAACTCTATTGTTATCGTTGCATATACTACACTCATAACTCAATTTCCTTATCACAACCCATCAACCTCATTGCTTGTTGCAACTGATGCACATACTCAATAGGCATCACAACACTTTTTTCTGCGAAATCAATATTGAGAAAAATAGAGGGTGATATATCTTCCTCTGGCAATCCTTCATCAAAATTGACGATTACCTCATATCCGTCATTAAAAACATACTCCGTATTATCGGTGTATTCTCTGGACTCAAATCCATTCTTTTCAAGAATTTTTGGAGTTAGTTGTATTGGTTCAAGATATTGAGGTTTATGTCCCTCTATTATTCCATCATCATGCTTTTCACCAATACAAGCATCTAACACATTATAAACTCGAAATTTCCTTTGTTGGTATTTGTTATAAACCCAATCACCAATCATCAATTCATTCGTTTTCATTGCTTCATCCTTATTTGTATGTAACCCCTCCGCTCCGTCTCACGCAGCAGCTCCCAGTCCTCATCCCTCACGGCGACGGGATGGCATGTCTCGCCATTCACCGTCACGCAATGGGGAAATCCGAAGCGCTGCTCAATGCGCTCAATGTCCTCGAAGGAGCAATTATAATAAATAAACACTTTCATCTCTTAAAACGGCAACCCCTCATCATGTTCGACATGCTTCCCGCCCTCGGGCTTCTCTATCTGCTTGAACAGGGTATGCTCCTTGTCGTAGGCCACAAGGTCGCTGTCCGTACCAACGCCACGGCCTTTCGACAGGATGAGCTTCGCCACACCCTCCACTGGCACATCGCTGTACTTCCCTTCAAACTTCCTCACCTTGTTGTCAGGGTAGGCATCGGGACGGTCTATAAGCACCACGTTATCCGCCGATTCCTCTATCTGGCCAGAACCACGCAGCATCTTCAATGACGGATGCAGACCAGAACGGTTGAGCTGGCTCAGCACGACGACGGCAATACCCGTCTCCTTGGCAATATTCTTAGCCGCTCGAGCCATGTATGCCGTCTCCTTCTCCACATCATCGCTGCCCTGAGTATATATCTGCAGGTAGTCAATGACGGCCAGCTTGATACCTTTCGTCTTTACCAGCGTGCGGATCGAGCGTATCGTCCGCTCAAAGGATATGGTGCTGCGGTCATCGAAATAGATGGGCAGATCCCTGTACTTGTTCACTACACGCTGGAACTGCTGCTGCATCCCATCACTCAACGGCTTATTGACTATCACGCTGGCAGGCATGTTCATGTCCTTGCTTATGCCACGGCTGACAAGCTCCACCTTTCCCATCTCCAGAGAATAATAGGCCACGGGCTCACCCTGACGGGCTACGGCATGGGCGATATTAAGTGCAAGTGCCGTCTTACCTACCGACGTGAAGGCCGCTATTATCGTCAACGTCCCCGGGCGCAAGAGGAAGTAGTTATCGAAGAGCCTATAACCAGTCATAAGGAACTGTCTCTTATCCTGCTGCAGCTCATGCTGCACCTGCTCCAACTCTGCCAGCGCATCGCCATAGCTCGACACGTCACTACCTGATGAGAGGTTCTGCACCTCTCCCATCTGCATGATGACACCATTAACGTCATCATCGAAGTCAGAAGTCATGTCGAGGATATTATGCGAAGCCTTCTGCAGCATCACGAAGCACCGCCTCCGCCTGCTCATATCACGCAACCGTTCAATATCCTGCCCTATCGTCAGACGGTTGGAGCATTGGAATATCTCCAGCAGATCCTGACGCAACAACCCATTGAAGTCGTAGCCGACATCGTGCGTCTCTGCATAGCTGCACACCGAATTGATGTCCGTGATGCCACCCGATTCCAGAACACCCTCGAGGCAACGGTAGATGGCTCTCTCCCTTTCGTAGTAGAACAGGTCGGCGTTGAGAATATCGCTATACTCTGCATATTTCTCATTATAACGCATCAGCGTAGACAGCACCGCCTGCTCCGTTGGTAAGTCATGCGGCATTGGCTGCTGCACCGCCTGCTGCTCTTTGCTTTCTCTTTTCATCTTCCAACACCTCTTTTAGGAACTCATTAACGTAATACTCAAAACTTGCATCCGACTGCACAAGGGCGACACCGAATATCTGATGTGCCAGCCACATACGCTCGTTATGCCTCACCTTCATAATCTCAAAGGAATACTCCTGACACAGGGCACACATCTCGCCCACCATGTCGGCCACCTCATCACCATAACGCTCATAGATGGCGAACGGGTCGGTAAGTTCCGCACCCTCGCCACGCATCTGCTGGATCATGGTGTATATACGTGCCAGCATCCTGTCGCTAAACATATCAACCGTCACGCAGCACTGGCAGACGTCGTAATGACTGGTATAATCCAATAGCGTGCCGATGATGATCTTCTCCAAACGCTGTCGCTTAGTCATCGCTTGCCCTCCTCCCTGTCGCACCAATTCATGATGGTCTTATATGCTGATATATTTTTTTTCACCAATGGTCGCCAATTATCCATCTGCTCCATGATGTTAAGTAATAGATCAGCATCGTATCTTTCTTTCAGTTTCTTTGCCTGTTCTAATGTAAGCGGCTGTTCCATCTTCATAATGTTCGGAAACCTTTCCTTCATCTTCTTTTCGAACTCATCAGAGGGTGCATTTTTGGTATTATCGTCAGATAATACTTTTTCTTTATTTAAATCTAAGTTTTGATTATTATTAGATAATACGTTAGTATTAGATAATATATTAACCTTCCCATTTTCCAACATGTAGGTTTCTGTATAGGTTGGGTTCCCTACTTGTTGGTTTTTGGGTAGGTTGGGATTTTTATTTTCATCCTTTTTCCCTGCATGACTTCTTTGTGCATTTGACACTGGTTCAGCATAAAGGCAATAGTTCCAGCTACATATATTACCTTTCTCATTTCTGATTGCTTTACGTACTATATAACCTTCCTTTTCAAGCAATACGATGATCCTGCGCAGCTTACCTCTACCTACCTTAATCTTTTTTGAAAGGAAATCAATACTTAACGACTTTCCATCAGATAAAAGTACGATTTTACAATATACTCCGACGACATCTGCATCGAAATTCATAACGACCTTATTACTGATAATAACAAACTTGTCTTTAGGTCTCTGATAGGTGATATAACTCTTACTCTCCATAATTCTTCAATTTATAGTTAGGTAATAACTCCCCACGGTCAATGAGGCCACGGATGACCTCACCAACCAGAATGGGCTCACGCTTTTTTAACATCTGATTTAGGATTTAGATATAATCTACAAAACTCCTCTCTAAATTCTATCGGCTCAAGATGCAGAATAACCTTTTCACCTAACCGATAGGACGCATTAGTGATAATCATCTGTGAACAATAATCCTTACCATCCATAAAGTTCAGCTTATCCCAATCATCAAGTATTATTTTGGCACGGGCTACCCTATCCAATAGATCATTACCTAATGAAAAAACAAAATCATCCTCATCATCAAATTTATCAAGCCAAGCTATAATATCCTTCTTTTTCATACCTCACCCTCCTTTCTTGCAAATGGCTTCATGTGTTCAATCATCATCTCATGCTGCATCAAGAACTTCTCCAGCACCTTCTTATCATCATCGCATACATGACTGCTGCGATTGAGCTGATAAATAAGCGTGGTGCAGGCTTTCGCCATCGTCTCGTACAGTTCCTCGACACTGTACCACTCACTAAAGAAATCACGGATTGCCTCTACGTTCTCAGCCTCGGCAATTAACTGGCTTTTCTGTTCTTCTTTCATAACATTTGAAATTTGACATTAAACAAAAAAGCGTACATGGTGCTGTCTGGTTCTCAAATGCGAAAGACCCGTGGGCATTACTGCTACCACACACCATGATACGCTCGGTATCTATTACAATAAAGTTCGAACACAAAAAAAGCTGCATCAAAGCAGCGACTTCGTGTCGCATTTGAGATTTGACGGTGCAAAAATAAAAAATCTTTTTGAATAATGACACCATTGTGACGAACTTTTAATTATTTTTAAAAATAGAGCCTACTCGGTCAGAAACCTTTCGGCTCGTCTATGGGCAAGAACCGAGGGCAAAGATATAAAGATTTTCCGTACCTTCGTAAACCGCCCCTTATCTTTTAGAAAAGATTAAGACTTACGCCACCAGCCTCACCGCGCTTACGGCATCATAGTCCACCAGCCCCTTGTCCTTCATCTTACGCAGCAGGCTGTAGGCCGTGGGGAACGTCACGCCTATGGCACTCGCTATCCCCTCATACCCGCCATTATATGTCTGCTCCCCGTGGTTCGTCTGCTCATTCAGGAACGCATAGCATACCAGTTCATTACCCGACAGTCCCTTTTCATTGACCATCCAATCAAACACCATGAATCCTTTTCTTGTACTCATAACTCTTGTAATTTTGTTGTAAATCTGTTGTAACTCTTGTTATCTCATTTCTCCAAATAATCCTCTATAACGGCCTTGAACTCGTCGAAGCTGTAACACACCACGTACTTGTTCTTGAACAGCCTGCAGGCCTCTTGGAATGCTTTCTGCGATTCGCTCTGCCTGCCTCCGGGCTTCTTCATCTCAACACATAGCGAGGCATAGCCGTGACGGGGCACCAGCAGGATCAGGTCTGCCACACCACTCAGGGCACCCTCGTCCCTCAGGTTCTTAGCCGTCCATGCGTTACGGAATGATCCATTCGGAACTGAAAAGAAAACACCGCTCGCCTCTGGGTATCTCATGCGGAACCAGCTCACGCACTGTATCTGTATCTGTCTCTCCGATGGCGGCCTCATAGCTCAGTAAGAATCTTCTGGAACTTCCTCGCCTTATCCAGACGTGAGCCCCTGATGATGTACTTCATGTCCTCTATCTCCTCGGGCTCAAGGTAAATCTCTCCCTCACCCGTTACTTGATTCTTTCCAACTCTCATAATCTTACTACTTTAAATGTTTTTCGCACAAATTATGCTGAATGCAGAACTCACCAGATATGCTATAAGGAAGCATACCTCTTATCGGCAGCCTGTATTCTTTGTTATCAATCTTGCTTTTTAAAAGCGGAGTAATTACCTTAGGAACATCAGGTACACAATCCTTGCAATGACAAACTAACACAAAGTGCATATCCCTGCCATCCTCCTTGCATCCGCAACACTGACAATGTATATCGTAATGGAAATAAGTACGACTCAAATACGTCTCTTTCCCACAGATATCGCATTTACCATATTCTATTCCGCAATCTCCTAAATCACACATAATTTTTCATCTCCTTTATTTTGTTTTTATTTTGGCTCTAAGCCGTTTTTATTCATTTACCTTATAACTTACCAACCGAACACCCGAAACGCCGTTAGCGACGAAATAAATTCGGAAATTCCGAAATTACTACGTCTTTGTTCCGAAAAGGTGAACGGCTGCACCAAAGATCAGGTCGCTCTCGCTGACCTTATGCTCCTCAACACCGTCATCCGTACCCGTGACACCATCGCTGATGTTCTTCTTCGTCTGGATGAGCTGGTAACTATACTCGTCGATAGTGTTCTGACCCAGCAGGTAGACGCAGTTCACGGCATTCTTCTGACCGTTACGATGAGCCCGATCCTCTGCCTGCATACAATCAGCCGCCGTCCAAGGGAACTCCACAAACAGCACGTTACTCGCAGCCGTCAGCGTCAGACCTACGCCACCACTCTTGTAGTTGAGGATGATGAGCCGCACACGCTCGTCGTTCTGGAACCTATCGACGGCATACTGCTTTTGCGCTGGGGTATCGTCACCCGTCACCGTCACTGCATCCCTGAACTCCTTTTTCAGTGCCTGCACCACCTCACGAAGGTAGCAGAAAACGATGAGCTTCTGACCCTCCGCACCGTCGATGGTGTTATGGATGATGTCTATCGCTCCGTTCACCTTCCCACGGGCAGAGATCTGCTTCAACAGCCCCATCTTGACCATGATGGCACCACGGATGGTACGCTGTATCTTCTCATCGTCGGCATCCTGATACTTTACCAAATACTTGATGATGTCACGCTCAGCCTCCTTATACTCCTTCATGTTGTCGATGTCGGTAATAAGGTAGCTGCGGGTCTTGTCTGGCAGCTGGGTCAGCACATCCTTCTTCAACCGTCTTACGAAGCAGTTCTTACGCAGCAGGTAGTTGAGCTCCTTCAAATGGCTGCTCTTATGCTCCCCAGCGCAATAACGAGCCATGAACTTGGTATATCCCCCGAAGTCGTTCATCCGTCCCATGATGGTGAGCTGCTGGATGAGGTCGGTATTGTTGTTCACCACGGGCGTTCCCGTCAGCTCCAGCACATACTCCTTACCCATCGCAATACCCTGCACGAACTTACTCTGCTGCGTGCTGCTGTTTTTACACTTATGGCTCTCGTCGATGATGATGGTACGGAACAAATCCTTGCGCTCGTCGAAATCAACGCTCTTTAACGTAAACCGTCCCTCTCGCCTGACCTTCGTAACGAAGAACTTCCTTAGTGATTCGTAGTTCACGATGAACACCTCGGCACACGGACTGCCATCCTTCTTCTTTATCTGCCAGAATCTTTGCCATGTGCTCCTGTTGTTATCGTCGAGGATGACGGCTGTCAGCCCGCCGAATTTCCGCAGCTCCCTCTGCCAGTTGATCTTCAGCGATGCAGGGCACACCACCAGCGCAGGAAACGCCCTCGTAATTGTCAACACACCAATAGCCTCGCAACTTTTCCCTAAGCCTTGTTCATCACCAAGAATACAATGTTTCTTTTCTAAAGCATAAGCAATGGCTTCTTTCTGATATTCGTAAGGCTCTATCAGAAGGTTATGGGGCACCTCGAGCACGGGCAACGGCAGGGGCTCATACGACTGCACTGGCTCCGAATCTTCCAGCCAGAGGACGTTGGTCACGAAATGGTAGTCCCGTGCCCATACGCCCATCTTCTGAAGGTACACCACATCACCCGTCGCCACCTCCCAGAACTTACCATCTGCCCTGTAACGTGCGGACGGTATGCGCTTAATGCACTTGACCAACATCGGATGATACTGGAAGCTCACCTTATAGCAGTTCGGTGTCAACGTGTAATACATCGGTGCAATCATACTCACGCAGCATTCTTCGGTTTACGTCCACGCTTCTTTGGCTTCGCCTCCGCCTCGGGGACTTCTCCTGCCTCTACCTTATACGGGTCGATGTCCTTGAAGTCAATCTCGGCCTGTTTAACGCCCCACTTCTTTTCCTCGATGTAGGCTTTAGCCTCATACTTCACGGCATCGATGTCGAGGGCGAGGTCATCGCTGTACTCATAGTCCTCATTATCCTCGAGGTTGACGGTAGGCGTTGACAGGCTGATGACACCTGTCTTGGTAAGGATGCGGCAACCCGTGAGGCTCACACGCTGCTCACCGTTGGAGAACGATACGCTGTCGACGGTCAGACGCTTGTAGACGTTATCCGTCTCGTCGGTGATCCTCTGCTCACGCAGCCTGCCGAGGGTCATCTTGTATGCCTCTCGCTGCTCCGTGATCATGGCGAGGTGAGGGATAAGAGCCTGCATCGCCTCCTTCAAATCCTTGTGGATGATGTTCGCACCCGTAAACTGGATAATGTCACCATCACCGTTCTTGTAGGTCACATTCAACGTGCCCTGCTTCGTTACTTGAATCTTTTGAAACTCCATACTTTAAACTTTTTGGGTTGAAAAATTAATATTATAAGCCTTGCCGATAAGTGAAGGCATTTTCTCCTCTACGAACTTCTTTATGTCCTCGCCATTGATGACGAACAACGGGAAGAACTCATACTTTAGCTGCTTGACGAAATGCCCTTTCAGCATGATGTCGAGGTTAACGGATTTCTTTGCCAATACTTTCATGTCAATAGTTAAATTGCTGATAAAACTGTTCAAAGAACCTGTCCTCAGGCTGTGGCAGCGTGATGCCCAACTCCTGCGCTGCATCCGCCTGTATCTTATTCAGGAACTCCGTCATCTGCTCCATATTTAATTTACTGCTCGTCGTATAGATACGCTCCCACCTCTCGCCCATCTTAATGGTCTTCATGAGGAACTTTTTGCAGTAGTACATATAGATGTCGTCCTTCGGTGTCCCCGTCTCACGCTCTATGCAGGCAAGCCACATCCACATGAGGTCGTTCTGCGGGATGCTACGCTTCTCGCTGGCCTTCTTGATGGTGATATGGTACGTGCCGTTCGTCAGGGTCGAAAAGACGTAGGGTAGCTCAACGTCGAACGTGAGCCGCCCCTCGCTTTTCTTCATTGTCACAACCTTTGCCATAACGTCAGAATGGTAAGTCGTTGTTTGCAGGCTCCGCATTCAAGTTCTGAGCCACCTGCTGCACCTGCTGCTGTACCTGCTGCGTCTGTGCAGGCTGCTGAACCTGTTGCTGGCCAGCCTTACGCACCACATCAACATCATAACAACGGATGGCCGTGAATACCTTCATCTTGCCCGTCTGCTGATCCTTGTAGGGTGTGCCCTGGATGGCGAAGGACACCGTCACCACATCATCCTTCTGCAGGTTCAACGCTGCCAGCTTCTCCAGAACCTTATCGCCACCGAACTCCAGCAATGGTTTGTTCTCCCTGTCGCTGCGCTCACCCGTGTAGGGGTCGTACATCGTCATGTCAAGGTACAACTCTCTTTTCTTCATAGCAGGCTTGCCAGCTTCACGGCTGGGAATCTCCTGCACTGCACTAAGGGCGATGACACGCCCCGTTACTTGTAATTTTGCCATAATTTATAAAACTTTATAAGTAAGACTTTCGGCGACCTTCGTCACCTTCTTGTAACTCTCATAGATATTCGGCTCGTTGGCCTTCAATGCCTTCGTGTCGATGCTCTCACGCTCCGAGGCTGCACGGCGGGAAATCTGGATCATGTCATTGCTCCACTTATCCTCGCCCTTGACGCTCATGGTGTCGAGTATCATCTTCTTCAACTCCTTCTCCCTCTCGGTGAAGATATCGAGCTGCTTCTTTACCGTTATAAGCTCATTGATGATCTCGTCCATCGCCTCGGGTATCTCTCCCTCTATACGCTTCTTTGGCTCATCCGTCACCATCAGATAGCCAGACAGCACCGCCATAGCGTTCAACGGGTCGCCACCCTTGACGAACATCTCAACGACACAAGCCACGACATCGGAAGGGATGCGCTGCAATTCCCTGACCTCCGGCTGTCCGTACTGAGGTTTAGGCAGCCATATCAGATACAGCTTGTTGGCCTTGCGTCCCGTCTGCATCTCATAGAGCCAAGCATAGATACTCAGCTGCACCTGCACGTTGACGATATGCACCTTACTCGTTGTCTTGATGTCACCGAGGCTGTCATCGGCAAACACCTTGTCGATACTGCTGGCAATCGACTGCTCATCACTCACCAAATACTCGCTACATGCCACCTCGAGCCCTGCACCCTTGATGATGCTCATGTACTGCTCCACGATCTCATCCTGCACGATGCCCATGCTATCAGCCAGCTCGCACTTTGAATGAATCAAGGTACCATACTCCGCAGCCTTTTCCAGAACACTCTCAGGGATGCCCCTGTACGTGTCAGGGAACAACCATTTTACAATCGGTGTGACACCGCTCAACTCCTGCCCAGAGAGGCTGTAGGTGTGGTGCTCGCTATCGAACACCACAGGACTTTCAACCAAATTCAATCTTTTCATTTTCCTATTTTTCATTTATAAGTGAATATCATGCTGCCTTCTCCAGCTCTGCCTTTCTCTGGTTCACTGCGTTGATGAAACGCTGGTCGTTCTTGTACTCCTTCTCATACTTATAATAAACGGCCTTCAACTCATCGGTGTCCTTCGCTGCTGCCACATCAAGGATGACGGCACCCAGCTTGTCATCGCTCTTGTTCTGTCCCTCAGGCAGATCCTCCCCTGCGTAGATATACAAACCAAGACCGTGACGTGCCACGGCCTTCGTCAGGCTGCGCTGGATGGCCTTGTTCACATCGAAGCTCGTCACCTTGTCGGCTGTGATGCTCGCATTACGGAAGTCCATAACGGGAAGGTACTCGATATGCTCCAGACCCTCGATCGTCACTCCTGTCTTGACCCAGCATGTACGTCCGTCGGTGTGGTAGTTTAGCCCGTTAGCATTCTCATAGATGGTGTAGAAGGCATCAGGGTAATGCTTCTTCACCTCTGCCCATGCCCAAGCCCATGACAGGTAGGTAAGGCCGTTCTTCTTCTCAGTGTGCCCATTGACATTGATGGCATTCAACACTTCGAAAACTGATTTCTTTTTCTCCATAATTTCTCAAAATTTAAATTAAACATAAAGTGAACTAACTCTTAGTAGACACCCCGTATCCGCCACGGGAAACACCTCACGGTGTCGCTGCTCTGCTGTGCCTCCTTTGTGTCACGCCTGACACTTCAAACATAAAAAATAGTTTAGCAAACATTAGAAAAAGCTGTCAAAAAGACTCGCTACCAAACACAAGGCGATAAGCCCCAAAGGAGCAAGCACGCCGTAGATGACCCACTCACGAAGGCTGTAGCCCTCATCCTTGAAATCCTTAATAATATCCTTCATAATCGTAAATCGTTTCTAAATCCTTGCATACCTGAGAACATCGCTGGCATTGCAGAACCATTTACCGTTCTGAGCCTTGCCGTTCACCTTCTCAGCCCTTATCTTCCCTTCCTCAATCAAGCGCATCAGCCTCGCATGACCACCGACGATCTTCTCAGCCTTACGCAGTCCGAACGTCTCGCCGTTCATGATGCGGTATATGACATCGAGCCTCACGCTGTCAAGGTTAATCATAGAGCAACACTCCTTTATCCCGCAATGCAAGCAAAGTGAATGGTATTCCCTTGTGCTCGCATACCATAGCGGCCATCAGCTCAGTGTCCTTGCTGACACCCAGCTTGCGATAGATCGCCTTCTTCTGCGTCCTGACTGTATGGTAGCTCCTACACAACATCTCTGCTATCTCCTTATCCGTTAATCCCCTGCAGAGCGCAAGAGCGACCTCACGCTCCGCACGGGATAGTTTTATGCTGTCTGCCTGTCCTCAATCTGATGTTTCATCTCAAACCAGTCTGGTAGCGTGTCGATGATGGCCTGCTCCATGTTTTCACTACGACGCTCCTTGCCGTCGAAATGCAATACGTAGCACTGCACATCGGCAATTTCAAAGCAGGTGGCACGCACCTCGTAGATATCCACCTGTACGACGGCATTTCCGTACTCCTGCTCAAAATACATCCTATCCATACCAGAGAGCAGGCACTGGAACATCTGCTCCTTGACATCTTCACGAATCTGCGACAAAATCTCTTTTCTTTTCATAACCTTTCCTCCTTACTTTACATAAAGACTAACCTGTAAACCCCTGCGTAGCTTGCACACACATACATCCTGCATACTTTTCAATGCACGGGCGATGAACTTATAGAACAGTTCCTCACCGATCATGCGGATGATACCACTTACGCCCATGAGCGTGTTGATCTTGCGGCCATTCTCATCACGGCCGAACACCTTGATACGGAAGTTCGCATTGATGAACTTCGAGGTGAATGTCTGATTTTCTTTCTTAATGTTTGCCATAACCTTATTTTTTTTAATTTTTACCCCGATTGAGGTATTGTGAGTTTGAATATTTTTTCTTATCTTTGTCCCGGTGACGGTGCAAATTTAAAAAGAAATTCTGAATATCACCTTATTTTTGTACGGGATAGCCCTTATTTTTAAATTATTTTAAAATGGGTTCCGTATATTTTTAAAGATTTTAAAAGATTCAAACTCAAAAAACGTACATCTATGGCAAAGGAACCTCAGAAGGAAATGAGCGGCAAGGAAGCCCGCTACATCCTAAAGCAAAACCACGTCAACCTGTCGTGGCTCTCGGAGAAGCTCGGCATCACCCCGCAGAGCTTCCAGTCCCGCCTGAACGCAAACGTTTTCAGCACGGCCTACCAGCTGGAGATCAACAATATCTGCGAGAAACGTATCTTCGATGTCGATATGGCTGGCTCCCTCATGGAGACGAAGGGGCGCATCCCCGTCATCGATATGCGGGTGAGTGCTGGCTTCGGTGTGTCCCTCCTTGACGGCCATGAGCAGCGTATCAATGAATATGTCACCTTCGACGGTCTCAAAGACTGCGTTGGCATCTATGTCTATGGCGACAGCATGAATCCTGAATACCGTGCTGGCGATATCGTCTTCGTTCGTCAGGTTCTCGACCCTACGGACATCGACTACGGCAGACCGTATGTCATCATCACTCCCAACGACCGAGTACTGAAGTGCATCTACCAGTCGAAGCACGACAACGACTGCCTACGCCTCACCTCCTTCAACGAGGACACCAACCGCCACGGGGATCGCCTCTACCCAGACAAGGAGATAAGGAAGGATAATATCTTATTTATATATAAAGTTGTTGGATTGTTCAGACGTGAGCAGCTATGATACGCTTATTTGGTTCAGATTTTCGCTCTAAGCCGTTCAAACATCGTCGGCTTATAACTTACCCACCGAGCGAATAAAAACGGCTTAGGACGCGGAAAAACGAATAAATTCAAAATCCCACATCTTTCGCACCATCAATAAACAAAGTAAATACAGGAAATTCGATGAACATAAAAGGATTATATGATACTGACAAGCCGCCGCCAGTCTGTTTGACGGCCTCAGAGCCGTTTAGGGGCGGATTATAGGGCTTTTGCACCGTCGCCCTATAATCTACCATCCCCGCAGGTTTTGAACACACCAGCGAACAAAAAATATTCGTTTTCATTCTTAGCAAACATCAGATGGCAACCGTAAAGCTCGCAGTCCTCAAACATACCAAGGCAAAGGATGGGTCTTTTAAGATACGAATAAGCATAGGCCACAAGTCGGAGACGCACTATATCGTCACCCGCTACCGTGTGCAGTCTCTTGCAAACTTCGTCAATGGTACCGTAGTAGGCCAGCCTGATGCACACTATATCAATGTCAAGCTGCGTGCCTTGCTGAATGACTATGACAGCCGCCTCGATAATATCCCTAACCTCGGTGACCTCTCATGCGAACAGCTCCGCAACCTTCTCCGTGACATGCGCCCCATGCAGGGGAACGTCACGCTCCAGGGAATGGCAAACGAATATATCTCGCTGCTAAAGAAAGAAGGCCGTTCCTCCTATGCACGTATCATTGAGTTTGCTGTGAGGAAGTTCCTCGGCTACATGAACGGTGACGTGCTTCTCTCCCAGCTATCGACTATCACGATAGACAACTACTACCACTGGCTACTCTCGCAAGGTCTCAGTACCGCATATATCAACATCTGCATGGTCAACGTCAGGATCATAATCAACCGTGCCATACAGATGCAGCAGGTACGCTATGATGTACACCCGTTCCAATATTATCACTGCCAGCAGGGAGAACCCCGTGAGCTTGACATCCCGGTGGATGATATGCGTAAATTCATAGGCTACGAGGCCAGCAGCGAAGGACACCAGCGAGCCGCAGACCTGTTCCTGCTCTCCTACTATCTCGGTGGGATGAATCTTAAGGATATGGTGGCCTATGACTTCCGTGGCTATAAGGATAAGCCCATCCTATCGTATGTACGTCAGAAAACAAGCACGAAGAAACGTGGCATCCGTACCGTGGAGTTCACCATACAGCCGGAAGCGTTCCCACTCATCGACAAATGGATGAATCCAAAGACGGGACACCTTCTCGACGTGAAGCCTGAGAAATACGCTGCACGGCTGAAATATATCGACCTGTGCCTGACACACCTTGCCGAACGGCTTGGCATCGACCATCGTCTGTCATTCTATTCCGCCCGTAAGTCCTTCGTGCAGCATGGCTTCGAGCTGGGCATACCTCTTGAAACACTGGAGTACTGCATAGGCCAGTCGATGAAGTCAAACCGCCCCATCTTCAACTATGTAAAGATCATGCGTCAGCACGCAGATGTGGCCATCCGTCAGATCATCGACAGCCTGCACGAAAAATCGGGCGACCCTCACGGGTGACCCGACCTCCCTTTAGAAACTCTAACTTGATATGAATAACTAAAAACCTAAAATTATAATTATCACTATGAACTAACTGGTTTCTTCCATTTGATAATCAGCCACGCCACCACGAACAGCAACGCCAGCCCTAACACAATACATATTCCATTGAGCCAGATGTCGACCCTTTCGGTCATCGTCAGCTTTTTCTCCACGGGATAGGGCACGCTGATGGTGTCCGTCCTCATGATGGTGTCGCGGACGATTTTCTCCCGCCATAAGTCACGGTATTGCACATGCCATTTCTCAATTCTCACCGTGTCGCCTTTCTGCGTGACGTAGATGCTATCCTTCACGCTCACACTGTCTATCTTGACGAAGGTGTCGGTACTGGTTATGTACTCCGTGTGTACCACCGGGACATAGATGGTCTTAGGACTGCATGATGTGAGGAAAAACAACACTATCAGCAGAGCAAGCAAGAAGTACATCCACCCGATACGCTTTTTGATTCTCCTTTCCTTATCCATACTATTCAACTGTTATGTAAATACTATCCTTTGCCGTTTTCAGCCTCTCATATAGCTTCACGAACGTGACACGGCTCTCCAGAACCTTCCCCACAGCCGTGTTCTTACCAACCAGCAGGCAGCCCTCCGTATCGCCAGCCGTGTTGCCTATGTGTATCAGCACACCATCAAAGCCCTTCACGTTGATGAGCCTCGGCAGGTACCCGTTGCAGAACTGGTACGCAGTCTTCAGTTTGAACCTCGGTGACTGCACCTCCAGCGTCACACGGTAGCGCCCCGTGGGGATGGCCGTCACGCCCCTGCGTTTGATGGCACGTATCTTTGCCGCATCCATATCCTGACGCAACCCTCGATCCTTGTCCTCCAGCGTGTCGCAGAACCTCTCACCGTCGATATACAGATGACCGATGGTGTACGTATCCCTTCTGGCTACTCGCTTAATCCTCAGTTCCATCTCCACCTCCCTTGTGCATCTCTATCGAGGTCTCGCCCTTCTGGAACTTGACCTTGTAACCCAGCTCCAGCGCCCTGAATGCATACAAAAGGGTAGGGAACAGCAGGAGCTCACCGATGGCGGTCAAAACTGAGCCGTCGATCACGCCCATAGGTGGCACGATGAAACCGCCTATAATCAGTGCCACCGACACGAAAAACGACACAAGGAACGTAAACCTTGACAGCCAGTACGACCTCGTGCCGTCCATCTTTCCTTTCTTCAAAACATTAACCATCTCTTTGCCTCCTTTCTTTTTAAGGTCGGCAGCCCCCGTTTCAAGGAGCTGCCTTCCGATTAATTACGTACCTACTTATTACAATAAGTATGTTCATAACAATTACGTTGTAATGCTATATCCATTTGGAAGTGATGAGCTGTATGTTATAGTAAATGTCTGACCAGATGTACAAGCGCTGCCATTGTACGTAAGAGTATTACAAGCCTTGATTACACAAGTTCCTGAAGTTCTTCCAAGTTCTACCTGTTTTTCTGCAAAATCAACGATGTCACCAGTCAGAGTAGTTACCGAACCACTATTATTAAACTTCAAACTTTCAACATTAAGTCTTGGTGCAATATCATTAAGTACTCCTGTAACTACACCGGATTCAAGCAAAAAAGTGATGCAATCATCTCCTATATAAGCCAAATCTTTTAAAGGGAAGGGACCTACTTCTGATGGATTAACAAGGAAATTCTCAAGATTGTATTTGTTCTTGATATGTAATTCACCACCATTTGGAGCTACAACAACGAATCCTGTACATACCTGTTGGCCACCTGATTCATGCGACTTGGTTGTCATGTATTCAACCTCATGTTGCATAGCTTGGTCTGAATACATTTTCACATCATCACCTGTTAGCCATACTTTACCCGCTTTTGCATCAGTTGGGCCAGTATGAGTATTATATAAAGCACTTGGTGAAAACAACCTTGCACCACTCCTTGCTTTCAATGGTAATACTAACTCTGCAAAATATTCAGGTGATTCAATAACCGCCTTCCCATTCAATGTTTTAACAATACAATTTTTCATAATCCTAAACATTTAGATACTTAGTTTTCACTAAACAATTTATTATTAACGTAATCATAACACCAGTTCCTTCTTGTTCTCATAGAACTGTCTTCATCCCATCCCATGCGGACAACTTTTAACATACCACTTTTAAGGTCTACTCCCAAGTAATCAAAAGAGTCATAGCTTGGGTCTGAAATATCTGCTGCGTTGACTCCATCATAATGCTTGTTATAGTTTGCCGTGCTGATATTAATCATCATCTGGTTTTCATGCAGGGCATGTGTCAATACGCTATCAACGTGCTCATGACCAGTAAGCCAACATATAAACGAACCTCCATTTGCGATATAATCAGCAACAGTGCTCACTGCTGTTTCATCAAGAGAAAGTTTGTCAAATGCAAGGCCTTTATTAACACATTGTTTGGTGTAATCAAACCAAGAATTTAGTTTGTCTGATTCAATCCTTCTTGCTTGAATTGGATTGAAAGGAGCATGATTAACTATGATTACACTCATTGGAACAGCATATATCTTTCCTTCAAGTCCTTCACTTACATAATCTTGTTGTGTCTTATCGTTTAATTCTGCATCATTTGAAAGTGTCATATATACTTCGTCCCCTGATTGTAAAGTATATGCAACAGGCATATAGTTTACTATCTTCCAATAATGATAGGTTGTTCTTGCATTTTCAAGAACATTTGCAAGCCATGTGTTCTGTGCGCTATCATAATAATGATTTACATTATTGAGTGCATCATACAATGACAAAATGCAAATAACACGGACATTCCCAAAATCTTTATAATAATAGTTCAAGCCGTTAACTGCTGCGTTGCTTGGTTGGACTATAGAAGGAACACTTTCTTTTACTTTCGCAGTAATAAGGTTATAGACTTCTAAACCTGTTGCCCAATTCCATCCTGTGTTTTTCCAACAATCATGGTTACCTGCAACACTAAGTATAGGAATATTGGAATCGTCTATAAGGTCATTATACCACGATAGCCCCTCATTATAAAGACCATCGACAATATCACCGCCATTGATTATGCAATCTACTTTAGAACCACCGAAAGCATTTGCCATCTCTATGATTCGCTCAACATTAGTTTGTGAGGCATGTACATCGCTGAAAAAGAAGAGTTTCAAATCCGACCACCTTCTAAGATTATCCGTTTCTTTTATAAGATTCTTCGAATAATAATCAACTATATTAGAGGCATCATACGAAAAAGTCAATACAGAGTTTAGATAATCTATGGCTTTTTGTGACAAGTTCAATCCGTTTTCAAGATGAACATCTGTATAAAAATGTTTTTCTCCTTTGATACCAAAACTCTCCATTATTTCACCTTGTTCATCTGTTGTGACAGACATGAACTCTGGACTTTGTATCAAAACATCGTTTTCACAAAAAGACCAATCATCAGTATTAATGCTCCATTCATCTAACATCAACCTATACTGCACATACTTATTGTCAGAACTCTGTACGAACTTGATGCTCATGCCGCCCTTCTGGAAATCAGATGGAACTGCTGCCAATGCCGCTGTAAGATCGGCATACGTTGCAAGGGTGCTGTCTGATTTATGGTATTCGCTAATATCGAAAGCTCCGATATTTGCAAATATGCCACCGCTGGTTACCATATTGATACCATTCTTCTTAGGTACATTGTCGATAGCTAACAGATTATCCTGCGACCATGCCGTGCCGTTATATTTCAGGATATTGATGCCCTGTGTGACGGTGAGGCTGCTGAAATTGGTGTAAGTACCTGCCTGCAGAGCAATATAGAACACCTTGCCCGCTGGTGTTCCGGGATTCGTCGATGGTGTGGCTATGCCTGCATAGACATATCCCTCATTAAGTATCGTTGTGATGGCCGTGATGCTGTTGCTGAGTTGTGTGTCAGCCTCTCCGCGTGTCTGCGCCTCTGCGTTGATGCGCCCGCTGAGCTGTGAATCCGCCTCCGCCCGCGTCGTGGCCTCTCCACTCACTGCATTCTGACGTGCAGCCACCTCGGCAGCCAGAGCCTCGGCGAGGGCGTTGATGGCTCCGTCGCCCATCGTGGTGACCATACTTAGGAGGATATCCTGCAATATCGCTCCCGTTATCTCCTCATTGCCATTCGTGCGTATGTTCGCCTGAATAGCGGTTTTTAGTGCTGAAAAATCTGCCATAATACTATTAGTTTGTTACGTTCGTTATATCATAATCATTGTTGTAATCGTCGTTGAACTCGCCGAGAACCTCCACACCACGGCCAATCTTCTTCGCCACCGTATCGCAGGTGAACTCTATCTCCACGCTGGCCACATCCCCCTGATCCTGCCATGTGGGGTTGATGAGGAACGTGTCAGCCCTGTACGTGTTGCCGAACTGGTCACGGATGAACACCACGTCACTCATCCTGATGAAGCGCATCACGTCGCACAGGTACTCCGATGCGAGGATGACGCATTTATAGGTCTTTTCGCTGATAATCTTCTCCAAGAAGAAATAGCCATCCCTCTGCTCCCCTTCTTCCTCAAAGGTGTACTCAGGCTTGCCGAGCTGCGTATTGAGGTACAGGATATTCCTGTAGTTCTGAACCCCATTTGCATCCGTATAGGCTATGCGCCCGTTATCCATCACCAAGTCCTTGAAGTCATACCACTGGATGGCCAGCAGGCCGCCCGTGATGCCCGTCACCGTGAAGATGTCGCTGTAATACACCGTGCCGTCACTCATCGACAGACGGATGTAATACCGTCCTTCCTCCGTGGTGATGGCCATAGGCGCAAGAGAGGGGAAGATCACGATGTCGTAGCCGCTCTGCGCATACTGCTGCACCTTCAATCCTGACCCGTCGAGTGCGCTCTTGATATTTCCCTTCTGCGTGCCGTCAGGCAGGTGCAGTGTCGCCGTGCTCACCGTTGCGCTATTATGCGGACGGATAATCTGGAACGGCGGCACGCTGCCAAGAGGAGTGTAGAACGGATATACCTCACCGTAGGCATAGCTGCGTCGGTGGTTCATCTCATCCTTCTGCGTATAGAACGGCAGAGGCGAGTAGTTGTTATTGCCTTGTAACTGTATCATATCTCAATGTCGTTTTTGCCATACGTGACATCAGGCGGATCGTCATCTTCTCCACCTCACCGTCTCCTATCGTAGTCTTTATCAGCTTCTCCATGTCGGGATCGTCACCGTCCAGCGGGATGTTCACCTGCTGCTTCTTCATCCTCTGTATGCCCTTTGCCACCGTGGCCACACCGTCTATCCTGATGTCCCACGCAGGCATGTCGCTGATGAGGAACCACCGTTGCAGGCTGTAGAAGGCGAGCTGCCAGTTCTGATGCTTAAATGGAATGGACATCAGACTATCAATCGACACGTTCCACTCTCCGTCCTGTATCGTGCAGCACAACAGGGCGAAGCCGTCCTCGGATACGTTGCTCGGGTTGAGCATCATATAATCCACGTCGCTGTTGAACTTGCTCACCGTCACCTCCTCGATGTTTCCATCCTGCACAAATCCAGACAACACCTCTATCGGCGACCCCTTGAAGATGTCCGTGGTGTCATCCATCCACTCATACTGGTACCGTTCAGGCATCTGCACCTTGTCGAAGGAATACTGACCCGTGGCGAAGCTCCACATCTTCCCGTTGCGGCTGTTAGCCATCGCCGTGAGGTCTATGCCTACCGTCGGCGTACCGTCATAGCTGCCACCGTTCTTGAACCAGCTCACATGCTCGATACGCAGGCGGTTGTCATCATCCACGAACCAATAGCACCCCATAGCCTTCTGCAACATCTCCAGCACCTCACCGAGCGTTATCGGTGCCTTCCTCGCTGGCTGCGTGTACTCAGCGACAAGGATATTACTCTTTGGTGTCATCACCAGCCTGCCGAAATATCTCGTCAGGGGTGTCGTACCGTACAGAACCTGTGAATAGGCCGTCGTGGGCGCGAACGTTATCGTGGGGTCTACCTGTGCCAGAAGTGCACTGATGACACCCTCAATGGCAAAGGCATCATTGATACGTGTGGCCTTGCGTCCCTGAGGCTCGAGGTTGTTCACCGCTACCGTATAACGGAACCATATCGAGGCATAGCCCCATGTCGTGCGTGCCATCGGGGAATAACCGAGCGTGTTCGGGCTCGTCACCTCAGGCGGCAGGTAATACTTCCCGTCGGGTCGCACACCCCACTGTGTCGGCTCGGTCTGATACCTGTAGCTCATCTCCACGATGTCGTTGCTGTTCAACGGATAACAGTACTTGTAATTACGGTTATTAGGTACGATATCACCATCAGGGATGGGATATGTCTGCCATCCGCCGTATGTCGTATCTGCACACACCCAACGGGCGAATACGGGCGTCTGTATCATCTCAGCCGTCAGGGCACCCACACCCTCACGTGTCGAACGCATCGTGAAGTCATCGGGTATGGGGTCGTAGTCATCGTCAGGATCTTGCGTCCAGAAATCCTGCTCAAAGACCCACAGCACCGTCGACGGGTCGGCCTCGGCATACACCCTCAGACCGTTCTTGTAGTTGAACTGCACATCCGCTTGTGTCCCCACTTGTGTCCACTCCTGGAAATACGATATGTAATACTGCTGTGCCTCATTCTCAAACCTACGCCACTCACCCGTCGCAGAGGTCTGCGGTATCGTTCCGATGAACACATCGCCCAATCCGCTCGGCACCGTGCCCGTGAACTGTATCTCGGCATAGTCATCGACCTTTGCGAAGTGGTACGTGTCACGCAGCTTGCTCTCAGAGGTCTCCACGTTCGCATCCTGCTCCCACTGCATACCAGAAAGGAAGCACGACACCACGCTGTCGCCAGAGGCATATATCTGCACCATAGGCCTGCGGGTGAGGTTCACGGGCTGTATCGCTGGGTCGAGCTTGATGAGGTCGTACTCCTTATCCAAGCCAGCGAGAATCTTGTTATACCTGTCATTCACCGTCGGCTTCACCATCACCTTCCTGTCATCGATGTTTATGGTACAGTCCGTCCGATAGAAATAGCCCCTCCAATAGCTGTACCACAGGCCTCGCTCACTCCACCGTACCGTGATGAGGAAGTCTATCTTAGCATCAAAGGCCATCGCCATGATGAAGTCGTAGTCCTCTCCCACGAATGCCATGTCACCCGACAGTGTGCTCCTACGGAACATCTGCCCCTGCTCAAAGGCATACTCCAGCGACAGGTCATCCTTGAATATAGGACGTGCCTGACGGCTCACCATGCCGCAACTGAGGTAGTATCTGTATTGTATCATCTGCGTATCGTTCTTCTGAGGTTCTTATACCTGATGACCGTGTTACCATTGCCATCGACATATCTCTCTTGCTCACCCTGCTCACGGATAAGCCGTACATCATCCTGCAGGCGGGTGAGGTCGGTGCCACGATCCTCGTTGACGATGATGTTACCGCCACCATCATAGGCGTGCATATACTTATCCGCAAAGGTGCCATCGTTCAGTGAGCGCACCACATCCGGGATGACCCTGCGGTATCTCCTGCTGTTCCGTTTGTTGATGACGGCGAAGAACTCACCGCCCTCTGCACGTCTGCGTGTGCCGTCGGCCTTACGCCCGAGGTCTATGTCATTACCAGACTGATGACTTCCTCCTTCCAAGAGCTGCACCGTTCCCTCTCCGTATTCCTCCGTTCCAGAGCCTGCAACCTGATGTGCCTTTATCTTTGCAGCCGCGAAGCTGCCCCACATCGTGGCGATGGCTGCTATGGCGAGAGCCGTTCCGACATAAGGGATGGACGACAGCGACTTCCAAAGGTTCGCACTCGCCGTGATAAGGCTCGATGTCTGCGTGGCCGTGTCTATCATCTCCTGAGCCTGCTGTGCCCGCTTCTGCTCCTCGATGGCCTTCTGCTGGTTCTTCTTCGCCAGCTCCAGCTCCTTACGTGCCGTCTCGACCTCGTTGGCATAGCCGTTGTTACGGGCTTCTATCTCCTTCTCCAACACGTTCTGAGCCTTCTCCACGTCTGCGTCGGCAAGCTGCCGTTTCTTCTCAGCCGCCTGCACATAGGCACTCATGAACTCGTTAAGACTGTTCACGGCATAGGACAGGCTCTCGTCGATGGCCTGCTTCTGCTCATTGTTGAGCTTAAAGCCCATCATATCATATATGTCGCCCGACTTCTTGTTTTTCTCCAGTTCCTTATCAACACCTTCTATCTGCTTACGTATCAGCTCAACCTCCTTACTGCCGAGCTTGTTTCCGTCAGCCTCATAGAGTGCCAGCAGAGCCTGCAGCCGTTTCTTCTCGGCCTCCAGACGCATACGTGTCTTCTCCTTCTCCGAGGTCTCGATCTGCTCTATCTCCTCCATGTCGATGTCGTACTGCGTCTCGATGGCCTTCTCACGCTCACGGAGTGACTGCTGCTGCTTCTGCAGCTCCTCCTTCTGCTTCTTCTCCTTCGCCTCCTTGTCTTTCTGCCCGTACTTCTCCGTGATGTCGGCCAGCTTCATGTATTTCTGCTCCTCCAAGGCGATGATAGTGTCGTTGATAACCTTGCGGTCATCCACCGTTAGCGTCTTTTCCTTCTCCAGCTGCAGGCGTAAATCCTCGATCTTACGCTCATACTGCAATGAGGTCTTGGCATACTCACGGCTCTGCTCGTCATCTATAAGCTCCGTCATCGCATCCTCATACTTCCTTCTGAGGTCAAGGCTCTGCTTCTGCTGCTTCTCCTGTTCCGCAAGAGCCCGTTTTGCAGCCGCCTGAGCCGCTTTCTGCTCCTTGGCTGATAATTTACCAGACCCTGAGCCATTCGAGCCTCCTGAGGCCGTTATACCACCATTTGCGACACCTGCCTGCCATTGCCCCGTGGCCTTATTCTTCTCGGCACGCTTCTTGTCGGCTTCCGCCATTTTCTGCTGACCCTTCTCATAGTCATCGGCCATCTTGCTGAACACGGCATCGCCCGACCTGTCGCTGAAGAACCACTCATCGAGCTTCTGCCCCAGCTTGTCGACCCATCGGATGGCAGACGTGAGCCAATCCACGAACACACGCAGCAGGCCGTTGCTCTGGTTGATATGAAGGTTAAGACCCTGCCAAGCGGAATCAAGGCTTTTCAAGCTCCCCTCCATGTTATCGCCCATCGTATCGGCCATCTTATGCGCCCATCCGTCGGCACTCACCAACTCATCACGCAGGTGGATGACGTTATCCGTACCAGCAAGGAACGTGTTGAACGCTGCCACCGAACGCTTATCCGTCAGCTCCAGGGCTTCACCGAGGTCTATACCCCTGTCCTTCAACGATACCAGACCGTTGATGAGGTCATCGAGGTTCGTCACGGGCTGACCGAGAGCCGTCGCCAGCTTTCCGTTAGCATCAGCGAGGTTAAGAAGGATGTTTCTTGTCGCCGTGGCTGCACTGCTTGCATCGAATCCAGCGTTCGCAAGCTGACCCAATAACGCCAGCACCTCCTCAATCTTGAATCCGAAGGCGTTGGCCACAGGTGCCACCGTAGACATCGCATTCTGCAGGAAGGAGAAATTCAATGCCGACTTCGTGGTGGCCGCAGACATCTTGTCGATGAACTCCGTCGTGTGCGTCGTGTCCTTCTCGAACATCCTCAGGGCAGCGCCCGCAAGGCTTGCGGCATCGGCCAGAGATGACCCAGTGGCCTGCGCGAAGTCCAGCACCGAGGGAGCCATGTTCATGATCTCCTGCGTCGAGTAACCCAGCTTCGCCAGCTCCGTCTGCAGCTCCGCCACCTCCTTTGCCGTGTAGACGGTTGTCGCTCCGAGGTGCTGAGCCTGCTCCGACAGCTCCTGCACACCTTCCTTCGTCGTTCCGAGGATAGCCGCAAGGACGCTCAGGCTTTTCTCATACTCCGCGGCCAGTGACACGTTATCCTTGATGACACCCGCCAGAGCCATGCCAGCAGCAGCCGCACCGCCGATGCCGAGAGCCTTGCCGCCCATGCCACCGATGAGACCGCCGAGCATCGGGTAGTTACCCACATTGAGCTGCATCTTACCCGTGTCGGCCTGCAGCTTCTTCATCTGCTCGTAAATCTCCTTAGTGGTCTTTATATACTCCTTGTTAGCCTTCGTGTTACGCTCCACGGCCGAAAGGCTGTTGATATACGCCTTATTCAGCGAGTACTGAGCCGACAGCTGCTGGTAGCTTGCGTTCTTTATCTGCTCCCGTGTCTTGATCTCCTCCTTGCCACGCAGGATGAGGTTCTTGTTGTAGTTGTTAGCCTCTCGTCTCAGGACGTTCAGCTTCGCAATCTCCTTGGCATTGCTCGCAAGGGCTGCATCAAGCTGCTTGTAGGCACGCTCCAGACGTGCCGCCTCGTCGTTGCTGTCCTTGATCTTCTTACGCCCCTGCTCCGTGGCTCCCGACACCTGACGCAGCGATTCGGCCACCTGCTGAGCCTGTGACTTCACGCTGTTCGCCATATTCGTATATGACTCCCGAAGCTGCTCCAGCTGACCGATGAGCTTCTCTATCGAATCATCGGGAGTTATCAGGTCTTGGTATCTTATCGGATTCTGCTCTGCCATAATCTTGTATTTCTTTCGGTTTTAAGCCGTTTTTATTGTCATTCCTTATAACTTACCCGCTTATTGCCTGAAAACGCCTTAGCGGGCTTTATTTTGCGTTCTGCGGGATTTCTCCCGTAGGTATTCGTATGCGTTGTAGTACTCCAGCACCGTCATCGTCTTGGCATCCCGTCCCGTCTCCTTCGTGATGGCGAGGCACATCGTCTCAAAGTCCTTGTCATGCCTCACCTCCAGCCCTTCGTGACCCGTGAACACCTTCGGCCTCTGGAACAACACCAGCCTGTCACGCAGCTCCTCCTCCCTGCTCCCGTCATCATCGTCGGTCATCCGTGCGAGCATCGCCACCGTCAGACGCTTCAGGATATCGTAGTACTCCCGTGTCGTCACATCATCGAAGAGGCTGGGGAAGTACAAGCCAAGCTCATCATCTATTTTTTTTTTGACCGACTGAAATGCCTCAGTCAGTTCCCTGCGTGTCGCCCCTCCTAACATGTGCAGCACCTTCTGCAACCCCTCTGGGCTCAGGTCATCACATCTTACACCGTCGATGCTCTCCACAAGGCAGGCGAAAGACAAATCTTTCACGCTCTGCCCCTGCATGATCATATAGACGTTCTGCCTGAGGTTGTCAAGCTCCTTCGCAGCGTTGTCGTTGTCACCCTTGCGGATATACCTCACCACACGCTCTATATGGCTGTCGAAGTCGCCTATCTCGCTACCTATGCCAGCATCCACCAGCAACATACGGTTGTACCTATGGAACCGTACCATCGGCAGGTCATCGATACTGTCGTAGGCCCTCACATCGTGGCCGTTCAGCTTCACCTCCTTCATTGCAGATACCTCGCTATGGGTGTTGAAAGGAACGGCACCGCCATCATCCATGCCCCGTCGACGAATACCGTCGATACGCAGGAAATCATCACCGATGCCCAGAAACACATACAGAAGTCACAGGAGAACAGCCTGCTCGACACGCTGTCGCCATGCACCTGCATCCACTCCGTGACACCCCATTTCTTCAATAGTAACACCACGAAGGCAGCCAGTAGCGCCACCATCACGGCCATCATCAATACCTTGCTCATAGTCATCATATCTTTAGTTATCACATTCCTCATCTATCTGCATCTCTCCCGTGATACGGAAGCCCGCATACGGTGCCATCATATACTGGTTATCCACCTCGTCCAGCGAATAGCCCTGGAACACGTTCTCCGCACGCTCATAGACACGCTCCACGGTGACAGACCCGTTACGCAGCCACGCACGGCGGACGGTCTTCAAGAGCTGCTCCTTCAACGCCTCGGTGTTACGGTCATCATCCGCCTCGCCGACGCTTCGCATATCCACCCACACGATGAGGGAGAACGGGGCTTTCACCCTGTTGCTGTTGTTATACGGCACGCTCACCGTCTGAGGCTCCTCGAGGACGAAGAAACAGTAGTTCCCCAGCTTCCTGTTGTCAGGCAGCAGAGGAAGATACTCACCACGTCCGAGGTACACGTTCGGGGTGTAGTACCGCATCCCGTCCTTCATCTTCACCAGACGCTCGGCACGCCCGAAGATATGGTTAAGCCATCCAAGTGTCCCCAACGCATCCTGTAACCCCTGAATGACCCTATCAAAGAGATAAGCCCTTGCGGGCTGCTTGAAAATCCTGTCTACTGCCATAACACATTCCTCATTTCCGTTATCAGCTCATCCTTCGCTCCCCACTCGTTCCAGATGATACCCCACATCTCGCTGTTAAGGCCGAAGATGCCGAAGCCGTACTTCGCCATGATCTTTGCAGCATAGGCCGTGTCGGGCACTATCGCCAGCGTATCGTTTCCGAACTGCACGTCAAGATCATCATGGAACACACCCGTGATATACAGGTTCGGGGCATCGGGATTCCTCTGCACGCTGTACGGATAACTCAACTCCTGCTTCCATGCCGCATAAGCCCTTGCCGACGCTCCGCTCCTGAAATAGCCGCTCGGCTTGACATCCTCAGAGTAGAACGGGTGCAGATCCTTTCCGTCCGACCCCTTACCCATCAACAGCTGTATGCGCTGCTGCTCCACGATATGCTCCCCATGACGCATCAGCACATCACGGGTGAGCCGTCCGCTCTGCATATCCCTCTGCAGCATCTTGGCATTCATCAGCAGTCCGTCAATCGTCATACAGTCGTATATTTTACTCTCGTCGGTACACAGGTAAGGCAGATACGGTCTATGCCACGGGTGTCAAGGTCGAGGGCGTTGTAGGCATCCTGCAAGTCCTTTCCTAATCCTGTGGCACGTCCCTGCGGGTTGCCATCAACCTCATAAAGAAGACTGTCCCGTGAGGCATTCGACTGGTTCCTGTTCACCCTCACCTCCGGGTTCATGGCCAGCGTCCTGATGACATCCACCGCCAGCTGCCTCTGCAGGCATGTGGCGAAGATGGCACGCTGCTGGATGATGAAGTCCGTGAGGTCACAGCCAACCGACACGACCATGTTCATGCCGTAGTTATGGGTGTTCGTATAGACATTATCCTCGATGTCCCACATCTCGGGGAACTCATCAAACGTCTCCAGCGCCTTGACACGGAACGGGCTTATCATGATGTACTTCGTCAGCTGTCGCCATGCCTCGAGGCTCCCACGGTTGCAAGTGCCGCACGGCTCACGGCTCCAGTCCTTCGTGACGTTCACCGCCTCCATGCCGTCTGGCAGGTCTGCCTGATTATACACCACATACCACGCTCCCGTAGATCCGAGGTAGGGCAGATACACATCCTTCAACTCCTTCCACTCCATCGTGCCGTTACCCTTTACGACATCGAACTCAATGGTGTAGTACGGGTCTACCTGACTGCTATGGAAGATGTAAAGCACCACCTTTCCCGTGGCTCCCGTCATCTGCAGGCCGATACGCTCCAGCTTCGTCGTCACACCCATCGAATAGGCAGGGACTATCTCCATGCCCACCAGACGCTGGCCGTTCTCGCAGGTGTTATTGATACGCCCTGCACCGTCGAATAGGCTGCGACGCTCCAAGAGGTTCTTGCTCTCCCTCAACAGTGACTTCTGCTGCAGGAACGTCTGCACCGTCTTGGCGATGGCCGAGTTCGTAAGGCGTGTCAGCCACAGCGACATGAAGTTGTACTCCTTCCACATCGATGACACCTCGTCGGGCTCGTTACCCACGTTCACATCATCGCTGACGGAGATATACACCTTTCCCTTGTACCTCACCTTGTCATCACGGCTGTACTCCTTCTCATCGTCCCACTCCGGGTAATGGTACATGAACTCCTCGGGCATGATGGCCTTGATGTTCTCCAGCGTCACCATCGGGTGTGCCTGCTGGAACGTCAGGCCGCTCTCCGTCTCGGTGAGTGCCTCGTCTATCTGCTGCTGAGGGTCGTATGACTGCTCCCATCCTACAAGGTGCAGCATCGCCTCCTGAATCTGTCCTATGCGTATCATATTTCTCTCGTTTAAATATTAACAGGGGACGGGGATATCCTCTGCCCCATCCCCTGCGCTACATGTTATGAGAAATCCGTGGAGTAATCCTCGTTAAAAGAATCTCATGTGGTGAAATCGAAGTCGGCCGAGTTGGTCACGTAGACAGGCTGTGCTGCGAACGGAGTATTGTCGGCAGGCTTGGCAATCTGAGCCTTCATGATGGGGTTGGCGATGGTCTCGGCGTCGCTGTTGTAAGCGATGATCCATGCCACGTCGACGCTGAATCCGAAGTACTCCTTAACGTTACAGGTCATGTCGGCAGAGGCATCGCCAGCGATGCTTGACTGGTCTCCTACGGCTGTATAGTAATGAGAGCCCACGGGGAGGTCGATGAACGGCAGGCGTACAACGTCCCACTCATGGAAGTTAGCACTTGCACGACGCAGAGCCTCACGGTCTACACGGGTCAACACACCAACGTTACCGTCAGCGACGGCGTACAGGGTGCCGATCTTCTGGCTGGCATTGGCAAGCTGGGTGGTGTAGTGAAGAATCTTGTTGTCGTACTCCATGCGCTTGTTCACGTCGTTGTACACGTCATGCTGTGCCAGCTTGCGGATGAGACTGTCGATACCTGCGTTACCGATGAGGTGGATGGTCTCAGGATAAGCGTTGGCACGCATCATCGGGTTGAGGTCACCCAGAATCTCACTTGCCATCTGCACGGGAACCTCGATGACGTTGCTCTGCACGGTGTACTGCAGGGGATCCTTATACACCTGCGTCTTGGCTGCCTCAAGGGCTGCGATGGCTGCGGTGTCGAGGGTGGTTGCAAGTGCACGGCAGATCTTCTCCATCTTACGCTCGAAGTCGTGCTGATAGTCGATCTCGTTGTTCATGTACAGCGTGGGAACCATCGTGAAGCCTACTGAGTAGGTAGTCCACACCACGGTGTACAGTGCCGAGGTATTCTCATCGTCGGAGATGGTGCAGGTGCGCACATTGCTCACGGTGACATCACCGTCATAGTTAATCACTGGAACCTGTACGGTGTTGCCGATGCTTGCGAAGGCACGGTCACGCAGGTTCGAACTGATGATGGAGTTAGGGGCATCGGTCTGCTCTACAAAGAAGTCGAGTGCTCCATACTCCAGCGGGCGAAACATGTTCTTATCCAATGCAGGATTCTCGATTCGCCAATTTTGAAGTCGGGTTGCTACTAATGACATAGTTCTTTTGATTTTTGATTGTTAAACGTTTGAGCTGACCCTCTGCCCGTTGATTATATTCTCTTTATTGCATGGGGAGCTTACTGATGTCGTAAGCCTTCCATGCCTCCATCTTGGCATCCTCATACGCCTTTGAGCCTCTTACAAGCCCCTTGGCGTTGAGCTGCTGGTGGATGATCTCGTCGGCCTCCGTCTGAGTGCGAGCCATTGACACGTCCAAGGATGTCTCCGTGGCCTTTGCCGTCGGCGGCTTCGTGCCCACGCCCTGCTGCTGTCTGCCCTCATCGAGGATGCCCATCGCCTTCAGCTCCTTCTTCAGCAGCTCCTCGGCGGTGAACGGCTCCAGATGATTCTCGGGGTTACGGGCTATCTCGCCGTCCTTACCCTTGAACACCAGCCGCTTTCCTCCCTTGCCATCATCGATGTATTCTGGGCTCATGCCCTTGACGGTGTTCAGTGCCTGCTGCAGCAGCGTGTCCGTGGCTGCCTGCGGGAACTCAGCCTTGAACTTTAATCCCGCCTTGGCTCCTGCCAGCTCGTTGTCGATACGGATGCCGAACAGCTCCTTCTCATGCTGTGCCTTCTGGTTGTCGTAGTCGGCCTTCAAAGAATCGTAGGACTTGCGTACAGCGTCGAGGTCTTTGGTGGCCTGTGCCAGCTGTTTCTTCGTAGCATCGTCTCCACCCTCATCGAGTGCCTTCTGCAGTCTATCCTTCTCCTTCGTCAGGTCGTTGATCTTCGCGTTCAGCCCGTCCACGCTGTTCGCCTTTGCAGCGAGCAGGCTGGCGGCACGCTCCAGATAGAGGTAGGTCTTCTCGTCACCGTTGCGGGCGATGCCCGTAGCCTTGGCGATGGTCGCATCCAACGTGTTGTACACCTCACGGAAACGGTTGCCGATGGTGACCTCCTCATCGTTCTTTGACATCAACAGGATGGCGTTCCTCTGCTCATCCGTGAGTCCACTCAGTGCGGCATCAGCCGCCAACATCTCTTGTGTAATCATAATCTTACCCTCTGATTAATTATGACCGACTATTCATTTCTTTTTAGAGCCGTCGGCCTTTGGCTCCTTGATAAGACCAGCCTCTTTCAGCTCGGCGAGGATCTCGGCCTTCAATGCCTTCTTCTCCGCCTCCCTGCGCTTCTGCTCGGCCTCCTTGCGCTGTGCAATGGTCATCTCCTGTGCCTCTCTGCGCTTCTCCTCCTGCTCCTTAAGGAACTCAGTGGGGTCGTAGAGCACATCAATGTCCCATCCCTGCTGTCTGAGGTTACGGGCGATGCTGGGGTACATCTTCGCATTGAACTTCTGGATTCGTGGACGGCTCACTCTCTGGCCGTTCCTCGGGTTGAACTGCGTCTGCTCAATACGGCAGTGGTACGTGTCCTCCTCACCACGGGGAACGATGTAGTTCTCCTTGGTTACCTCCAACAGAGGCACGTCCTTGGTTGCATTACCAAATTTTACTCTCATAACACTTTGATTTTTAATGAAACTTATTATTTACTCACCTTTGGTGAATGTCTTGCTTGCTACCTCACTGTACAGCTCACCCTTGTAGGCGATGGCCTTCACGGTGGTGGTGGCACTCAGCTCGATGGCTCCCTCATACAACGTTGCATCATCGTCAGGCGTTGAGCCGTCGGTGGTGTAGTAGATGTCGCAGCCTTCACGGGCTTCGATGGTCACGCTCGTCTTAGTCTCGAACGGTGTCGTACCCTTGATGACAGGTGCGGGAAGATTCTCGGTCACCTCTGCCTTTACGATATTGCCGTTCTTGATGACGGTAACATAGGCATTGCTGGTCACCACACCCTCGCTGTTCTTAACCTCTGGGATGAAGCCTACGACAGCCATCTCCTCGCCACTCGCCTCCTTGACGATGACATCGAGGATATTGCCCTGCTCGGCATAACCCTTTAACTGCTTCACCTCCTCATCGGTAAGGAGTGAAATGCTCTCGACCTCCATAACCAGAGGCATCTGTTGCGTCCATTTTGTCATAAGTCTATTCTTTTATTGGTTCGTTACTCTGTTGTTGTTTCGGGGCTATCTCACGGGCATAGTCCATGAGGCGCTCCTTGATAGTATCTATCTTCTTCTGATAGTCGATATTCTCACCGAAGGAGATAATGTTCATGTTCTCACGCTCGAACCTACGGATGAAGTCGGCGAAGTTCAGCTTTATCATCAGCTCCTCGATGCTCACCAGATTCTTCTCATACAACGCCTGCACCTCGTTACGGGTCAGGTGTCGGTACGGCTCGAGGTCTGAGAGGATTATCATCCTCTGCATCTGCTGCGGGTTGTGGCGGTACTCCGTCTCAATGATCTGCTGTAGCAATGCGTCGAGGTCTGCCTCGCTCATGCCTGCCTCCTTCGCCTTCTTGTAACGCTCACGAAGCTCATCACTGGTAAACAGGTAGAACTCCGTGCCGTAGTTGATGCTCGACTGTATGAAGCTGTCACCATAGCGCAGACGGCAGCACGTGTCATCGACCCATTTCTGAGCCGCCTCAAAACCTTTCTTAACCCTCTGCAACACCGTCGACTGCGATTCGAAGTTAGCCTGTATCTGCTGCTCATTGAGTGCATCACGGGTCGTTATCTGCTCGTTCGTGCCCACGATGGCCGTGATGATATCCGTGCGCAGACGCTCCTCCTCCTCATGGTTATAGTCGAGGCTCTCACGATCTACCGACAACATGCCCACGGGGTTGCTCAGGTCGGGCTGTCCGTTGGCGGCATCAGGGACGGGAATCTCAACGAATGAGCCAGCACCCGTGATTCGCTTCTGCGAGCATACAGGGCACGGCTCCAGCAGGCCGTTGTTGTCATACTTCCAATGGTTCTGCTTATCCTTCAGGAATCCGCCGTCGCAATAGTCACCGCTGATGTCGTTATGGTAGTCACAGCTCTGCTCATAACCCCAGTATATCGGGTAGCTGCCATACGTGTCGAGGTGTCGCTTCGAGATAGTGAAGAACAGGTACCAGTCCAGCCTGTCGAGCTCCTTCGTCACGGGGCTTGCCTTGATGTCGGGCTTGTCGAGGCTTATCGGCTCGTTCCAGAAGAACCGGGCAGGGCAGTAGCCGAGGTCATGACGCTGCTCCTTTATGAGCTCACCAACCTCTCCCTTGTCACCACGGAAGATACGCAGGTACTCATCATCGAAGGCCGCTATCCTGTCCTCATCCTGACGGAAGATGATCCACTTCATCTCGCCCGTCGTGGGGTCTGCCTTGAAGGCTATCACGTCACGGATGGGAAGCCAGTAGAAATACGGCTGCGGGTATCTGTCGCCCGCCTCCTGCTCCTCGGGAAGGTCTACTATCAGCACGCTGTTGATCTGCGTCTTGAAAAAGTCGAATCCCTTCGTCTGCCATACCTCAGGCTCTCCCAGCTTCTCCTGACGGTACCACTCCCAGTCATCCCTCTGCTCCGTGGCCGTGAACTGATAGCTGTATGCAGGGTTACGGCCTTCGAAGATACGGCTCAGCTTGTCATAGCAGACCGCCAGCACCTCGTTCGTGATGACAGGGAAGCGGAACAACGTCTTGAACGTCTCGAACTTATCCTTCGGTATAAGGTTCTGCACCATCGCAAGGAAGTCGGTCAGAGCCTGCGCCACACCCTCACGGCCTGCCATCAGCGGGGCGATGCCTCCCATCTGACGGCCACGGTACATCCATGAAGCAAGCGCAGGTGTGCTCGGAACCACCTCGGCATGGAACCGTATGCGATTCTGATGCAACACCGCAAGGGCTATCGTCTCCCTGTTACGCTGCTCACTTGCCTTTTTTCTTATCTCGTCGACTGATAATGCCATCCTTATACTCGAATTGTGAATCATCAGGTAACACCCACCCGCTTCTCGTCATCCTCAGGATGCGCTCCGCATGGTCGATGTCAAACTCCTGTCTTACGCCCCCGTTCACCGTGGCGAGGGCTACCCTTGTAACCTTTGCCATAATTCACGGTGTTATGATGCGGGTACGAGATCGGTCAACGGGTTGAAGTCCGACGGGGCTACGATGCTCAGGTCATCGCTGTAGTTCGGCAGGAACGACCAGCTGATGGCATTGCTGTCGGGAGCCTCCAGACCGCCGTGGGTCTTGTCACCGATGAACAATGAACGGATGGGGATGGGCAGATAACTAACGGTGGTCACCTGCTCGACCGTCTCCGACTTCTTGATGGCCTCGATGTTACCGTTCTCGTCAAACAGCACCACGCCGAGGTTGTCACCCTGAGCCTCACACTGCAGCTCCTTCATGGCCTTGATGACCGACTGAGGTACGGCACGCATCACGCCAGAGAATGTCGAGGGGTTGCGTCCGATGACCATCTCCACGCCTCCCAGCGTCTCGTTACCGCCGCCGAAGGTACGGGCTTCGCCTGCCTCCTGAGTGGGTGCCTGGATGTACGGGCTGATGACTACCTTCTCACCGTCGGTCTTGGCCATCTTCGCCGTCCATGCGGCCAACTTGTCGATACCTGTGGCGCTACCGTCCACGAAACTGTTCACTGTACCGTCGGCCTTCTTCAAACGCATGAAGGCCACCTTCTGAATCTGTCCGAATGATTCTGCGCAGCCCACGGCGGGAATCGTGGTCAATGCCGAAGCTGCAGGACAAGCACATAATTGCATAATCTTGAAATTTTTTGGTTAATACTCAGTAACGTTACGATAAACTAACCCTCTGTAAATCTTGATTTTCTGCGGCAAAGATAAGGAATTTCCGAATATATTGTATATCTATCCCTTATTTTCCCGTATATTTTTACGCTTTATTAACTAAAAAAGGGCACCGATGCGTCACGCACCAGCACCCCAAACGTTCAAACTCATTAAAAACAAATATCCACAGGCCTTTTAGAAACAATCTATATCAACTAATACAAAATACTCAAGAAAAAAAATATATACAAACCATTAAAAATGAAGATTCCACGCAACGCCATGCGCCAGACTATCATGTTGTTTGCCTGCGGATTTTCATCAGTTCCTTCTCCTTACGCCACGAGCCTCTCTGTGCTGTGCCAGCTTCGCCAGAGCAACGTAACGTATCGCATCGATGCCGTGGTTGTTCTTGTCCTCGGGCTTGTTCGTCATGTTCCCGTCCTTGTCCTTTCCCCACTGGTAGCTCCTGAGGTTCCCCAGCAGGCCGATGCTCCTGCGTGTCACATGGATGCGGTAACGCTTCAGGATATCCAGACCCGACACGATGCTGTCCTGTCCCTTCGGCGAGGCCGTTACCCACAGCCCATGAGCCTGCAGCTCCCTGATGCTCTTAGGCTCGGCACAGTCCGCTATGATCTGGTCGCTGCTGCCTATACCCTCATCCTTCGCCCGATGGGCTATGTCGGGGTTCGTCATGCCCGTGCTATAAAGTTCCTCCTCAATCCATAGCTCACCATGTGCCAAGACAACATGCTCCAAGGCAGAAGGGTCGTTGGTAAATCCGAAGTCAAGACCCCTGCACGACATCTTCCATTCCTCCCTCGGAGGCAGCGTGTCGCAGATATCCCAGTTCGTCAGCACCAGCCCCTCGATCTTTCCCGTCTTACCACGGGCGTAGACCTTATGCAGTTCGGGGTCTGCAATGTTCTCGATGCGATTTCGCTCCTCATCCGTCAGGAAATACCGCTTTAGGCTGTTATCCTTTTTCTCCGCCGCTAATGCTGCACTCCTTGAACTGCAATTGTGCTCATACCAGCTATACCATACTTGCACATCCTCACGGCCTATCAGCTCATCATGTACCCAGAATCTTGCAGACGGGTTGTAGTCAATGAACACCTTCTTACGTGTACGGATAGCCAGCTGCCAAAACACATCATAGCTGATACCGTTGGCCTCATTGATGAAAAGGTAGTCACGCTTACCGCTCTTGGCATCCTGTGCGTCCGCATAGCTCTTGAACTCAATGATCGAACCATTATAGCATTTTATGATACGCTCCCCTTCGTTGATGGTAGGGAAATACTTCGGTAATACCTCATAGTTGCCAAGAATCGTCTTTGCATCACGGTATGCTCCAACCTTCAAGTTAGGTATATCCTGACCGACAACCGTAACGACAGCCCCCGCATCTTCGAAAGCCAATTGGAAAAGCACCTGCATGATGGCGTATGTCTTACCCGATGACGTTCCGCCCTGATTGACCTGTACACGCTTCTTGCTTCTGTAATTCCTGTCAAACAGCTCCGTGCGCTCATCTGGTGTAAACAACATCCTTACGCTAATGCTATCCCCTGCCATCTCCCTATCGCTTAATCCGGTATGTCATCTTCGCTCTGCGGGATTGTTCCCGTATCTTCTATCGTATCGTCGACTACCCGTATATTACTGAACAAGTCACCGCCAACCTCCACCTTTTCGGCGGGCTTCTCACCTATCATCGAGCAGATGGCATGATACGCCTGCACATCCCCGCTCTCTGCCTTCGCTATCAAGGAACGGGTGATGACCATCTGATGGTTGAAATCGTCCGCATCCTTCACACCTTCTGCCTTAAGCATCTGTTTCGTCTGCTCAGATAACTCCGTCTTAAATAGCATCATCTCCAACGCCTCACGCATCGTCTTCTTCTTGCGCCGCGCTTCTACTGATGCTTTGCCTGCCTTAGATGCAAGTTTCCGCCGTTCCTCCACGGTTAAATCGGCGAAACTACTCAAATTTTCTTTTTTTCCTTTCCCCATAACTCTCTCATATTTTCTTTGTTTATGTTCTGTGACTGCTGCAACGCTGTGCGTATGGATTTTCTATCTTTTTTTTCTCTTTGCGGCACATATATGATTTCCTGCCTATCCGACAGAAACCGCCTCGCCCATATTGTCGGCCTTTTTCTTCAAACTCCTTTTATTGGTATCTTTACAATCGGGTTATAGTCGAATATCTGAGCTTTATCACTATGGCCTTTGTTTGTTGTGTCGATTCTGATTATATGACTACCCCATTTGCGCTGCAATGCCATCGTTTCCTCATATTCACGCTCGCGGTTTCTCCACATTGCCAGACCTCCGACGTTCTCCGACTGCTTACAAACATAATGGTAAGCATTAACTCTCAGCACAACACGCTCCATGTTTAACTGTTGAATGGCCATATCATAATCATCTTTAAACAAGGTTGTTTCGTCATATCTGCAACGTGTTCCCCTTAGATGACAACTGAAAGGGCCTAACACTACAGATTTTGTGCTGAATGGTTGATTATGATGGTAACATCTCTGGTCTGGGTTCAGATTGATACCCCAATACTTTGCGCCCAAATCCTTTGCCATGATGGTATATTTCTCCAAAAACACCATTACATCGTCAGGCGTCAATTTATAACGCTCATATCCATATCCAGTTATTTCGCTGACATCAAAGCGCTCTATGCTGCTAAGATCATCATCCAACAAACAAACGACATCCGCACCATTTTTAAATTCTGTTTCAAGAATATAATTCCGTACTCTGGCAGGCCCGTGCCCTTGTATTCCTTTCGGACAGGCAATCACTTCGGCATCCGGGTAATGTCTCCTATAGTCGTCAGCCTCTTCGTTATCTACCCATACCTTACAATACGGCAAATAATCCAACGTATTAGCCGAATCGTGACGTCTATATGACGGGCAATTTACTGAAATCTTCATATACTACCCTTTATTTTGTTTAGAACTCTTAGCTGCCGCTCCTTTTTTCAACAGACGATTAAATACCTCTACACCACGCAAAACACGCCCTACGCCAATTTCTTTTGAATGGGGATTGCTGTCACTCTTTACCGTGTTCATCAATTTTACTGGCTTAATGTCTAACAACGTCTGTGCCTGCAGCCAATCAACTTCATTGTCGAAATACAATACGACATAGTTATGATATTCATCGAGCACCTGTGTAAACTCAACCTCCGGTACCTCCTTTTTTTTCTTCGACTTTATTTTCATCGGCACACGCCAATCTGCCAATTCCTTCAAATTCCAACTGTTGAGCAAAGCATCGTCATTCTCCGCATAGTGCATGTTTTCCTTCATGACATACTCACGCAGCTTCTCCTTTGGTGTGTCCTCAGGTAGAATCTTGCATAACACGTTCTCCCATCCGAGTTTCTTATATGCCTTGTAGCGGTGATTTCCTGAAATCACCACATAACGCCCATTGAACGGATACACACGTATCTCATCCAACACTTTCATTTCGGGCGACTTCCTGATGCTCTCGCACAAATCATCAAATTTCTCCTTGGTAATCTTCCGTGGATTACGTGGCACATCGGGTATCTGTCCCGTGTTCTCCGAAAGCATACCGATAGGCAACTCCCTGACTTCCACTTTTAAATCAAAATTCCCCATAACTTATTTGTTTTTAAAGATTTATGGCTGCAAAGATAAGGGATTTCCGTATTTGTTGTACTGATTTACCTTATATTTTCGATTTATTTAACTAAAAGGCGGCTACTTTCAAAAGCAACCGCCCCACGCAAACAAAAATTATATAAACCTCTAAAGATATCAAATCAATCAAATATTCAATACCAATTTGGGATATTTCTCTTTTTCAGCATTGAACTGCAAATTTTTCATTTTTCTATTCTCTACATAAGCGTTCCACGCTTTGGCAATCAATGCAAACAAATGGCTCGTCTTCATCTCTGCGTTAGACATACGCTCTCGAATAATCCTGTTCCTTAGAATAGTTGCCGGCTGTACAGACATATCCTCTAACGTGCAGACACATTCAAAGAAACGAAGCACGAAATTCCTGCAATAACCACCTGAATGGGAAAGATAATAAATCAATCCCCCAAGGGTCGAACCCTTCATGATACGTGCCTTACTGATTAAGCGTGCGACATCCTCACCAACAAGGTTGAAACCATCAGGGTCACGCATATACAGATCGTAAGCCTCCGTGTTCGTGCGTTTGTGATCATCCCTCGCATTATTGTTAGCCCAAATACGCCCTGACCTCACAAGTGTCTCGTTACACACTACGATACTGCCTACGGTGTTGTAATTCTTTACACCCTGCATAGCCAATAACTGCCCAACGTTCCTGTGTCTTCCACAATCGAAGGTAGTAAACGCATCTGGAGAAACACCACGGCAAACATCCATCTTTACAGGTATTCCCGCCAAAGTGATAGCTTCCAGCCTATGATGACCATCTAACAAATGCCCATCTACATCAAAAACTACTGGCACGCCATTCATCATCCACTTACCTTTCTTCATCGTGTCGGCATAGCTTCGAACCGTCACTTTACTGATAGGGCGATTGCCCTGACTGCTGTTCAAATACTCCTGAGCCTTAGCTGGGGTAATGTTCTCTGTTACATAATTCATAAAATATAATTTTTAATTAATACTATCGGGAATGATACCCGCAATCTATATTTATTCTATATTTTATAATGGTTCCCTACCCATTATCCCAGAGTGGAGAGCAAAATCCCCATTATAGGTGTCATCCTATATGGTGTTTGCGCTTAGTCCTCCCTGACCCTTAGAGCCCTTCGTCCTCACGCACAATGGCGGTTAAGCACCATTGATACCTGTCGTTTCCATCCCTAACGATGTATGAGCCAAGCCGACAAGAACCATTATGGCAACCCTCACTTGTTTCCTCTGCTCACCTTCTCGGAACCTGCTGCATGACGTAGAAGGGTGTCTGCCGATACAATATCATCTTTCGGCCTTCATGGACGCTTAGGCCATCATGCAGGTGAACGGGGATGCCCTATATAAAGAACTATCCCCGTCAAGAAGTGGGAAGATGTTCTCAACAGGGACTACGTTCTATAAAAATGTGTCAAACGACACGAAGAAAATCGTCATTTCAATGTTAATCCAAGCCTTCCCACTACTTGTTTCACGGTGCAAATATACGGGTTTTCTTTATATATCGTTCCGAAATTCCTTATATTTTATAAATCATTAACTAAAATGGTGGCCACCCATCACAGGCAGCCACCATCACACAAACAAAGAAAACCAAGAAAACATGTCAATTGCCAGTAGCGTTCTCCTTCGGCTTCGAGCTGTCTACATCATACACCTTGCTCTCACTAAAGACTGCATCCTCCAATAGCTGCTTTGCACGGAACCGTCTGCCGAGATACAGGTTCATGTGCACCGCCTGAATGTTCTTACCCACATTGAACTCATAGGCATTGTTGCAGCCCCTGTGCACGTTCTCGATGCCGAGCGAGAAGATGCCCAGCTCATCGAAGTACACCGCCTTACCCTCCAGCAACAGCTCACGCAGGCACGTCTCCATCTCTATGAGCACACCCCTGATGGTGGCCTCCGAGAATACACAGTGATGGTTCGCCATGTGGTTGATGAACTCCGCAAACGTCACCTTCTGATGGACGGCACGGGCATACCATTTCCCGTAGGCGGTTGAATACTGGTTGTTGTTCTTTTGTAACTGATACGTGATCATAACTATTTGATTTAAGGATTATGTGGCACTATTGCCGTGGCAAAATTACGGGTGTTTCCTGATATCGGGTGCTGTTTTTGTCCCACTTTGCATGTTATTGTTTGTTATCGTCTTTTATCTTTTTGCTTGTGTCAGCAAAATGATGTACCTTTGCACTCACTATGACACAATTCAGGATACGACAATACGGGCGAACCGAACTGGCCTTGCTCTACTCTCCCACGCTATGCCCCTCTGCGGCATGGCGCAAGCTACGCCTTTGGATTGACACCAACACCGAACTATGCAGCAAGCTCCACACCCTCGGCTATAACCCTCATCTGCGCTCGTTCACGCCCCTGCAGGTGTCGCTCATCACCGAGTATCTGGGAGAGCCTTGAGATTACAATAATAGAAACAGGCCGTTTCCATAACAGAAACGACCCGTAACGATTATTGTTATCTTTTTCTCAGAACAGCTTCGGCTGCGCCACTCTCAGCACCTTCTCCTTGGCATCCTTATAGAAATCCTTCTTTATCTCAAAGCCATAAGCCCTCCGCATCGTGTTCATGGCTGCAAGCAGCGTTGTGCCGCTCCCTGCACATGGGTCGATGACTACATCATTCTTATCCGTGAATATCTCTATCAGCCGTTCCAGCAGGGGCACGGGCTTCTGGGTAGGGTGTACCTTCGGTGTCTCGCTATCCCTGACCCAATCAAAGCAATTGAACACCATCTGCCCATCATTGTTGAACTTCGGCAGCTTATCCTTATACAATACCAGACCATACTCACAATTGCCAACGATCTTCATGTTCGCCTTCAGCACCTGTGCACTGAAATTCTTACGGAACACCAAAGGTATATAGTGCATGAATCCATACCGCCTGCCAAGCTCGATGTAATAATGCAGCTGCTCAAAGGCGCAAAACAGCACCATGCACGGGGCTTTCGACTTCCTCTTGCTCCCTGCCTTATCATTGATGTTGTCCGCCTCCTCATCCGTCACACCCGTCTTCGGCTCCTTGACAAGCATCTGACTGCAGAAGTGCATGAACTCCGCAGGCCTGAAATCCTTGTCGGTATCAAAGAACTCCTTGCCCGCCAGCTCGCTCTCGCCGTTCTTATTATCCCCATCCTTATACCATGCGGGGTTGCTGGCATACGCATTCTTTCCGAGGTTATATGGCGGATCAGCTATGATAAGCTGGGCTTTACAATGCAGATACTTTTTCCAATTCTGGAAATTATCATTCCAAAGTTCTACCCTCTTTTCCATGTGTACCCTCCTGCTGTTTTGGCTCTACCTGCTAATACATGTCCGATGCTGATAGGGTTTACGTTCTTTGCTCTACCTGCCTCTCGAATAGAATTAAAGATTTCACCTGATTCTAAACATTTCACTTTTTTGCTTATTCTCTCATACTTACCAAGCACCCTATACGAATGCTCTATATTCGCTGAACGTGACACAAATTCAAGGTTTTCAAGACAATTATTTTCCTTGTTACCGTCCTTATGATTTACATCCAGAGTATTTTCACCAAGGAAAGCACAAGCCACAAGCCGATGAACAGTTATAGCCTTCTTTTTACCATTCTTGGATAATTGAACGACATAATAACCGCTGTTCAATTTTTCTTGCTTCAACTGGTGACCCTTCATCAGACGGGTATAAGTTTTCTTATGCCCATATTGAGTAATATACCTATCCTTTGATCTGACATTGCCATAACTGGATACCTCATAATTTTCGTATCCAACTACGTCTTTCCATTTTTCATTGAATAGCTCTACTTTCTCCATAATCTTATCCTTTCTTTCATAAACCAAACCTCGCCTTTTGTGCTGCCAACCTTTGTTCGTATGTCATCTCCTTAGTGATAGGATGCGCCTTAACGATAGATACCGCTTCATCAAGCGACTTGGCTGGCTGCCATTGCTTCTCTGCCAATCCATAAATAGCTTCCATCACAGCCTGCATTTTGTATTTGTCGATGATTTCTATTTGCTTTCCGTACTGCATAGCCACATAATGCTCCACATTACAACCGTTTGAGCATTCCCAACCATCGTCAAAGATGACAAGGTCACTCTCCATGACCATACGAACACACTCACCCATGATAATAGCCTCGGAAATGTTACCAATGCCATATTTTATCTGGAATATATCAAAACTACTCATAAACTCAGCATCAGGGTAGAATCTTCTCATATAATCAGCCATCTCATTAATGCGAGCTTGAGCCGCTTCCTGCCTTTCTTCCAGTGTACCCTCCTTGCGCCCATTGACAGGCGTGGCAAGGTATATCTTCATCTTCTTTGCCATAACTATTTAATACTTTTCTATTCGTTTATTAAAATCATCCGCAGTTATCTCTCCATTATTCAATTGGAAAAGGAGGTTGCGTCCATGCTTAACGCCCTCATTATAGATATCGTTCTTCTGCTGGCGCAGCTGCTCGTCGAGTTCCTTCTTGTAATTATTGCGTGCATCTTCGAGCTCCCAGCATACGTCCTTTAGTGCCCCGCATAGTTTCTTGGCAGCATTGAAGGTGATGTCCGGCAATACGAAACTGTTTTTTGCCGTTACGCTATCAATACGCCCTGCGAGTTGGCTTTCAAGAATACTCCCTTTTATAGACACCCTGTTCTGGTCGAACTGCGAGAACGTCATCAAAAGTTCGTTAAGTGCTCTTTCAACGGATAATATGGGAATGGTGTACCATGTCATCTTTCCTATTCTCAAATCATCCATTCTGTAGAAGTTCCTGTCAAGGTTCCTCTCTTTCACGATAGCACGTCCTATACTCAGCGCCATCTCGCAGTCGTAGCAGAGGGAGTCTTTGCTCTTCCTCGGCACATCTTCGCCACTTCTTCCGCATCCTGGGCATGGTTTATCGCCTTTATAAATGCTTGCCATAGTTATTTCCTTTCCTTGATTACCAACTCACTATCCAACGCACCAGCGACACGCACAAGGACATCGAGGGGAACGTTGAACACGCCCGCCTCGATCTTCTCTATTGTAGCTGGTCTCACAAAGGCCATAGCGGCCGCCTGCTCGACACTCCAGCCGTATTCCTCACGTATCTGCTTCAACCGTGCTCCGACACGCTTACGGCTCTCGGTAATAATCTCATTTGCCATAGCTCACTTCTTTAGCTGTTCCAGTTCCTCCTGCATCTTCTTGATGCACATCTCATTGAACTCAATCTTGTGCTTTCTGGCATGCTCCACGGCCTTCTGCACAATCATATCCTTCGCACCTTCCACATTCTCAATCATCCTACCGATGATATCACCAGAGAACCAGCAGATATAGCCCTTCTGATTGATTGCACAATTGAAGGTGAAACCACCAATCGTCATCTCGGTCTCCATATACCCTTGGTTATCAAAGCCGTCCTCCTTGAACATCAGTTCGTAAGCCTTCTCACTCATAGCCTTCACCACGTAGTCATTGATCATACGCTCCAGCTCTCCCATTTGTCTTGTCTCTTTTTCCATAATAGATTTATTTTTATTATTTATTGTTTATTTCGGCTCTAAGCGGTTTTCCCTCGGTGGGGTTATAACTTACCCATCGGAAGGGAGAAACCGTCTTAGAATTAAATTAAATCACTTTTCTGCAAACATTACATTCAATTTCTCTATCATATTCCTGACAGCGTAACGACTGTTCGGTGTTATCTGGCGTTGCCAAGCCATATTCTGACGGCTCCACTTGAAAGCATTTTCTTTCATCAGGTCTATAACCTCCTGTGACGGTTTACCATCAAAGAGAAATCTGTAACGCTCATCCTTATAGTCTACCCGGAGAGAGCCCCACGGATATTCCGTTTCCTCATTCTCTGTCTGAGCCATATTGATATGACGCTTCAACTTCGCCTCGGTGTCCCTGATTTTTGCATTGTTATTACTCAACTGGAACGGAGCAAAGCCTGCTCCCCACCATCCTAACGACGGGTCAATCAACTGAATGGCATGTTCTTCTTTGAATCCAATTGCGACAAGTTCATCTACTTTCTCAACCTCAGCAAGTTTCTTGCTCTTGATGATCTTGTTCGCAGCCTTCATCTTCTCCTGCAGTTCTTTCAGATCATCAAGTTTCAGTTGCAATCGTTCCACCTCTGCCCAGCCCGTGAGCCGTTCCTGACGGTTGCATCGCTTGATGATCTTCTCGCACCAGACATTCAACCTGTCAAGTGCTGCCTTTTCTGCTGCATTGGTTTTCTCATGCCTGCGGAATGTCGCTGGCTTCCATCCACCTGCACCTGTGATCGCCTGAGAGAAACAACGGCTCATGGCTGACAACCATTCACAATACTTGCTGATGTAGGCATCTTCATAATCCTGACGAACATCCTCTGGCAGATGGAACAGGAACTCATCGAGTCCCTGTTCCATACTGTCGAGCATATTCTCACCCCATCTGTCTGGATCCATGCTAATCATCTGACCGCTACGACGTGCCAATTCCTTGCACGCATTTACCTTTCCACGTCTTTCCATAATCTTTACTTGTTTTTATTGATTGAACTTTATTAGTGGGAGGGTTACCCCTCCCTGATTCCCATTATTTCCAATTAAGGTTTTCCATTTCCTTTTCATCGAATGTATAACCCATCTTTTCCATCTTCTTGACGGCTGCCCTCTTGGCATTCTTCAAACTACGATAGTTATTAT